CCCGCCGAGACTGCTAGAAAGATGGCAGGTATGGCTATTAACAGGAATCCAGCTAATGAAGAAATACCTATTGAAGATCTTAAGGTGGGATTTGATCGTATATTTGGCTCTGATCGGGTCATGGTTCTCGATCATCAAGGATCTATCTCAGATGGGTCTATTATGGACTTTCTTGAGTATATGTGCCTTTCTGGTTGCAAGTATTTATTTGTTGATCACATTACCATTTTGGCATCAGAAGGCGCAGAAGGTCTTACAGGCAATGAAGCTATAGATAAGATTATGAATGACTTACTTCGACTAGTCAAGAAGCATAATGTTTGGATTGGTCTTATTAGTCACTTGCGTAAAACAGACAATAAAGGAAAAAGTTTTGAAGAAGGTAAACTACCGTCAATGGATGATATTCGTGGCTCTGGTTCTATTAAGCAAATTTCTATGGATATCATCGCTTTTGCTAGAAACTCTGGGGCAGATTCTGTTGAAGAGCGGAATGTTATTAAAACAAAAGTACTTAAGTGTCGCTTCACGGGCTTGACAGGTCCGTCTGGAACATTTAATTACGACTTTGATACAGGTAGGCTTGCCAAGGGTCAAGACTTTACTGAGACGGAGTTTATTCAAATATGAACTTAACTGACGAAGATCAGGTTATGCTGATCTCAATCATCTATCAGCTCCTAGACAACGGGGCTGATATTTCTAACATGAATCCCTATGTAGTAGACTATTTACAAGGTCTAGTAGACGAGTTTAACAAGATACAAAGTCAAGAACTTAGTGATGCGATTTATTATTTCGCAGATACGTACTTTAATAAACTAAACGAAGATAAAAACTTTTAAATTAAGGAGAGGCACATGGACCCCTATCGCTCATTTATCCATCTTTCGAGGTATTCACGCTTTCTAGACGAGGAAGGTCGTCGTGAAACGTGGTCTGAGACTGTAGATAGATTGGTTGGTTTCTGGAAAGAACAAATCAATAACAATGTGATTACAGATGATGAATTTAAACAAATTCAAGAATCTGTTTATAGTCATGAAGTTATGCCTTCAATGCGCTCAATGTGGGCTGCTGGCGAGGCTCTTAAAAAGAATCACTTCCGAGGTTATAATTGTAGTTTTGCTGCAGTTGATCATCCTCGTGTATTTGATGAAATTCTGTTTATCTTGATGGCCGGTACTGGTGTAGGCTTTTCAGCTGAAGCTAAGTATGTAAATAAGCTGCCTATCATTAATGATACGTTTACTAAGAGTGAACGGATTATTGCTGTAGAAGATAGTGCAGAAGGTTGGGCTAAAGCACTTCGCAAACTTATTGCTGATTTGTATCTTGGAAACGAACATGAATGGGATTACTCTAAAATTCGCCCTGAAGGGGCAAGACTTAAGACTATGGGTGGACGAGCTTCTGGTCCACAACCACTTATGGATCTTTTTAACTTTGTAACTCGTACATTTAAAAATGCAAAAGGTCGTAAACTTCGTCCTATCGAAGTTCATGATATTGTTTGTAAAATTGCTGAAATTGTTGTAGTTGGTGGTGTTCGTCGTTCTGCTCTCATTTCGATGTCAGACCTTGGTGATCCTGAGATTCGAGATTGTAAGTCTGGCCGTTGGTGGGAAACTGAAGAACAACGTGCTTTAGCTAATAACTCAGCAGTGTATGATCAGAAACCTTCTATGGCAGTGTTCATGGAAGAGTGGGTTGCTCTAATGAAATCAGGTTCTGGTGAGCGAGGAATCTTTAGTCGTTATGGCGCTCAGAAACAAAACAACAGCGGTCGTCGGGACAGTACTTTAATTGAAGGTTCAAACCCTTGTGCAGAAATCCTATTGCGTTCTGCTCAACTTTGTAACCTCTCTGAAGTAGTGTGTCGTGAACATGATACTGAGGAAGACCTTGCTCGTAAGATTCGCATGGCTACTATCCTTGGTACACTTCAGTCAACTCTTACAGACTTTAAATATGTCCGTAAAGTGTGGCAGAAGAATTGTGAAGAAGAACGACTTCTTGGTGTATCTTTAACTGGTATTCAAGATGCTCGTATTCTGCGCAACCCTGACCCCGCAATGTTACGGAGGCTGCGTCAAATTGCAATTGATACTAACAAAGAGTATGCTGAAAAGCTGGGCATCAACCCTGCTACGGCTATTACAACTGTTAAGCCTAGTGGTACTGTTTCTCAGCTCGTCGATAGTTCTTCTGGTATTCATGGACGTTTTGCGCCTTATTATGTACGGGCTGTTCGCCAGTCCAACAATGATCCCTTGACTCAAATGTTAAAGGACCAGGGTGTACCTAATGAAGCGGATGTCATGAATCCTCTTAAGACTACCGTGTTTTACTTCCCGATTAAATCACCTGTTGGTGCTACTTTGGCTAATGAACAAACAGCACTTCAACAACTTGAAAACTGGCTTAAGTTCCAAGAGAACTGGTCAGAACATTCTGTCTCTGTGACTATCTATGTTAAAGAAGACGAGTGGATGGAAGTTGGTGATTGGGTTTATAAACACTTTGATCAAATCACTGGTATTAGCTTCTTGCCTTATTCGGAGCATACCTATCAACAGGCACCCTATACTGCTGCATCTGAACAAGAATACATTAAGGCAGTTGCTGCTTTCCCGAAAGTAGACTTTGACAAACTGCAAGAGTATGAAGTAGAAGATACAACAGAAGGTGCTCAAACCTTAGCTTGTGCAGCAGGAGGCTGTGAAATTTGATGTATGAAATTAACGTCTACAATTCTAAAACTTACTTGGCTAAAGACAAGGGTGAAAGAGATATTATGGCTAATAAGCTTTATTTTCTTGGTTATAAGTTTGAAATTAGTAAGGTAGATAATACCTGACGTTAAAGAACAATTAAATTATATTAGAGAGATCTAGAATGAAAGAAGTAACGAATATCAACATTGAAATTGCACAAAATGGACTTATTGTAAATTACAATGGTCGTAATTCTGAAGGTGATTGGGATGATATCAAGCTGATCTTTAATACTATTGAATCAGCTAACAGTCATATTGAAAACGTTATTAAGGGTTGCTCGGTGTATTCAAATGATAATTAATAGAAAGTCTTTTATTACAGGAAAAGAACATGCATGGGATATGCCTGTTACTCCTGAGCAGATTAAGCGTTGGGTCGAAGGTGAGTTGGTTCAGGATGTATTTCCTGAGCTAACCGCCGACGAACGAGAATTTATTTTGTCTGGGGTAACTCCAGAAGAATGGGAGAGTATTTGTGGCAAAGAAGAGTAGCGGTAATAATAAGAATTCTCTTAATTATTTTAAGAAGAAAACCTCTATTGGTAAACGTAATCTTAAGACGTCTTCTATGAATAAACATAAACGACGAAACAAAGGAATTTAAAATGAGTAAAGATAAAAAAGTAGAAATCGCCAAGGGTGTCGGTATGGCACTCGGAGTAGTAACTCGAATTGCTATCCAACTATTCGTACTCTGGGCTGGTCTTTGGATTCTTGCTAACTTTGGGTGGTTGCCGTTCTAATGGATAATGTAATTGATATCTCCGAGAAGCTAAAACAAAAACAATACTTAACAGATAAACACTGTCATGATCAAATGCTTGACATGTGTGATGATTTCTTTCCAGAAGGTGCTTTGATTATTGCTATTGTTGAAGGTGAGCTTCAGATATCAAGTACAATGGAAGATAAAGAGACGATGCTTGCTGCTATTATTGGAGCAGGTTTGATTGTTGAAGGTAAAAGTGATGAAAGTTAAAATGACATGGTTTTGGAGGTATATGAACTTCCTAGCCACTTGGCGTGAACATCGTCGAGTAATTAAAGAACTAAATATGTTGACAGATAAAGAACTTAATGATATCGGCCTTAATCGTTGTGATATTGACCGATTGATTTGGCTTGGTGAAGATAAGGACATGCGAGGTCGTGGTAATGACTGAAGAAGATCAAATTGATCAGATGGTGGTAATGACTGAAGAAGATCAAATTAATCAGATGATTGACGAGATGTTTGAAGAATATATTGAAGGAGGGTTTGATTTTAGTAGTAGTCAGACCTTTGATGAGGTATTTAAAATGATCTTTGTCGATGCGGTAATGATGACGATTAACAATCTTGAAGCTGCGGAGGAAGAACTCTATGATGCTGGTGATCGGGAAGAATAATTGCCCTGCTTGTGAAAACACTAAAGCTTTACTAGAACGAAAGAACATCGCTTATGAGTATGTTTCTATTACTTCAGGTGATGCTATTAACGATGACTTCTGGATGAATTTTCTAGTTAACACTCTTAAAGTTCGTTCTGTACCTCAAGTACTTCAACTTGTTGGTGACTATAATGCAGTTCAGTCTATGGTAATGACTCATGAGTTCGGAGACTAAGAAGAGGGGTCCAGGTAGACCTAAAACTAAAAAAGAAGAACCTAAACGTGGTCCGGGACGTCCTACTAAACGAAGCACTCGTATTAGTATTAAACCTACCCCGCTTAGTATTGTTGAGGAACTAATTAAAACAGGTATTACAGACTTTGGTGTTTACGGTATCGACGAAGTAGTTGATAGTGTAGTATCAGACCTGTGGAACAACCCTGAAATCTCTTTCTTGGTGGCTGATGAGAACTCATCTAGACTAGATAATGCTAATCGTAAGTATGGTCAAAGAAGTTTCTCTATGTATCGCTGGCAAGCAATTAGTACGAGTAACTTTATTGAACATCCCCAAGTAGATATTATTCTTGTCTCTAAAGACTGCTGGGAGTCAGTTAAAAAGAGATCTAATCCGTATGGAGTTAAATTAATTATGCTGGAAAGCAAATGACTGAAGTAGAAACCTTTATCCCTTATAATCAAAACCGCCAATATATGATGGTTGAGTTTGTAGAGATGAAACGATCAGAACAAGGTATGTTTGCTGATATTATGGTTGTTGACTATAAAGGAAAAGAATATGAGTTGTATTGGGATGAATACTACTCTTATTATGCTGGTAAAGTTGAAGATCAAGAAGGATTTATTCCGTGATGGCTTACGCTCCTGTTATTATTAATGGTGTAGAGTGCTATGGTACTCTAAATGAATATTCAAATGTTAATGTTCTCTGTGAAGATGAAATGGATGATTTTATCTGGCTAACAAGAGAACCTAAAGAACATCCTACATGGAAAGAAGTTGTTTCTTTTCTTCAGGAAAGGTTTGAAGTTGTAGAACTCCAAGCTATTTAAATAATTGTCCTGAGCAAGACTATAAACTGCTCATTACCTTCTCTTAGCTCAACTGGATAGAGCAGCTGACTTCTAATCAGCAGGTTGTGGGTTCGAGTCCTACAGAGAAGGCCAACCTCCCGGGTTTCGAATTTGTAGGGAGCACCATTACGTCCGTATGGTGAAATAGGTAAACACAACAGACTTAAAATCTGTCGCTTCGGCTTCTCGGTTCAAGTCCGAGTACGGACACCAATAGGTATCTCCTAGAGCATCTCAGTATCATTCTTGTTTCAGTATCACTTTAAGTGTTATTGGAATAAGGGTGGTATTGGGGTGTTCTAGGGGAGACCTTTATTTTTTTTTTTTTTCTTATAGCGAGGAACATACACATGACACAGAAAAACCCCTACCAACTCCGCTATGACGTCCTCCAGATGTCTAAAGAAATGCTGGATAAGGCATACGAAACTAACCTCCAAATTACTAACCAAGCTTTTGAACTCATGAAAGAGAATAGTGAGATGGCTATGGATGCTTGGGAGAAGTATATCCCCAAGATGTATACACCCGAAGAGGTTAAAAAACAAGCTGAAACTCTTTATGAATTTGTTATGAAGAAAGACTAACTAATGGTTAGGTGTAGCAGTAGGTGTTAAAATTAACTCAAATTTGCTCTCTTATTAATATCAGAAATAATACCTGACGTTTAAGAATAACTTTGCTAAAGCTCTGCCAAAGTGATACTATTACCCCTTGTGGGTTTGTGTGATATTGATATCTGAAATCACACTGTAAAATCCCCCGCTGATATCCACTTCTATGTCTCCCAAGATGTATACAATACGGGGGATTATTAATAGTATCACTTTGGTATCTTTAGTGTAAGAATTCTTTAAGTATAATTTAAAGAATTTTATGTTTTTTAATTTATACTTATTTAAGGAGAACTCCAATGAACTTTGGACAGTTTCATACAGAACCTTTTTACCTAAAGGTTTCTAAAGGCAAAGTTAATGCTCACAGGGCTATTCATAAGTTTGGTGCTGTTCCTGCAATGTCTCAAAACCAAACTGGTACTATTTGGGATGTTAATGATACAGACTACCCTTGGAGTGCTTTAGCTACAACTACCCAGCTGACCATTCCTGCTGTTAATGCTAGTGATACTGGTAAAACAATTACTATTTTAGGTTTAGATAGTAATTATAATGAACAACAAGAAGATGTTGTTGTTAGTTCTGCTTCTTCTGTTACAACTACCAAAAGCTTTCTTAGAGTATATAGAGCTTATGTAGTAGATGGTTCTACTAATGTGGGTGATATTGACCTTCAAGCTTCTTCTACAACTGTTTGTAGAATTAAAGCAGGAAAGGGTCAAACCTTAATGGCTATTTATACAGTTCCAGCAGGTTTTACAGGGTATTTAATTAAAGGTGTTTGTACAGTACAATCCTCTGCTGATGCTACTGGCGATATGTTTGTAAGATACTTTGGTCAAGACTCTTTTAGAGTTGGCCATAGCTTTGAAGTCGCAGGTGTTGGTGGGATGTATAACTATGAGTTCGCAGTTCCTATTCGTATTCCCGAGAAAAGCGATATTGATGTTAGAGCTACAGTAAGATCTAACAACGCTCGGTTGACAGCAGCATTCGATGTACTTTTAGTAGAAAACGCCTATATTGACTTGGAAAAATAAATAATATTTTTTAATAACTTCAATGAGTTATAATTTCTATTATTAAGTTATTGAAAGTAATTATTAAAATTTTCTTTGAAATTATATTAGAAAAGGAAACCTCTAAGATGGCTAATCCAAACCCTACGAAGCCAACTAAGGGAGGCAAGCGTGAAGGTGCTGGTCGTCCTAAAGGCTCTAAGAATATTAACTCAATGGCTTCAGTAAAGAAGCTAGAAGAACTTGGTTTTGATCCTATTGAAATGATGGTTAAAAAGTATAATGAGATCCAACAACAGCTAATGTCTGGTGCTGTTAGAGAAGGCACTGGGGCTTATGCTCAGTTGATTGCCACTCAAGGTACTCTCATTAATAATCTTATGCAGTATGGTTATAAAAAGATCCCGGATAAGGTGGAGCAGGAAGTCACCAAAAAGAAACCTGTGACAATCATGTTAACTGATTCTCGGGAGAATAACAATGAATGAAGTAAGCCCTCAGTGGCACCTATCTAAGAGTGTCCCTTTGACTCTTATATTAGCTATTGTATTACAGACTATTGCCTTGGTATGGTATGTTTCTAGTCTTGATAATGCTGTGAGTAATAACACAAAAGATATACTTAGACAAGAAGTTCGCCTTGAAGCACTAGAAAAAATGGTTCAACAACAAGCTTTAACTCTTGTTCGTATGGATGAGAACATTAAGGCTATTCGGGACTCTGTTGAACGTATGGCTGATAGAACACAATAGGAGATTACAATGCATAATGGTTACAAATGTGGACTAAAACCTGTTAAGGGTGGCGGTAAAAAGAAATAATGGCTAAAGATCCTAGATTAGAGAGAGCTGGTGTTTCTGGTTATAACAAACCAAAGAGAACACCTAACCATCCAACTAAGAGCCATGTTGTTGTTGCTAAAGAAGGTGACACTATTAAGACCATTAGGTTTGGTGCTCAAGGTGTTAAAGGTTCTCCTAAGAAGAAAGGAGAGTCTAATGCCTATGCTGCTCGAAGAAAGTCGTTTAAAGCTAGACATGCTAAGAACATTTCTAAAGGCAAGATGAGTGCTGCTTATTGGGCTGATAAAGTCAAGTGGTAAAGAATGCAAGTAAAGTTACATGATAAACAGTCAGAAGTTATTCGAGACTTATTCGTAGATAATGTTTGTAGATATTCTGTTGTTAATGCTAGCCGTGGTTTTGGTAAATCATATTTAGCAGCTACTGCAGCTATTATTGCTGTACAAGAATTAATTGAATTAGATGAAGAAGTGCCTAACAAAAATGTTGCACTTATTGCTCCTACCTATAGCCAAGCAGTGGATATTTACTATCCGCTGATAGCTTGGCAGTTAGGTATGGAAGACTATGCCGATAAAGCATCTAAGGCGGCTGGTACGTTTTGGTTTCCTAATAACGTACAATTAAAGTTATGGTCATATGAAGCATCACAACGTATGCGTGGTACTGGTCAATACTTTGTAGTAGCCGACGAGGTTACTTCATGGAAGGGCGCTGGTATGAACCTCAAGGAATCTTGGGAGTCTATCATTCAGCCTTGTGTATCAACTCGTTGGTCCAGACAGAACTCTTCTAAGTGGGGCGCTAATCCTGGTCGAGCACTTATTATTAGTACTCCCAGCGGTTATGACTACTTTTATGAGATGTATAACAGACAAGACTATGATGATGACTGGAAAAGTTATCATTATACTTATAAGGATTCACCCTTTCTCGACGAGGAAGAAATCGATAGGGTGAAATTAACGCTAGATCCTTTAAAGTTTGCTAGAGAATATACAGCTAGCTTTGAGGACTCTGGCAATAATGTGTTCTATACGTTTAATCGTAAAGATCACATAGATAACACACTTCCATATTTTGAGGACAGAGAAGACGTTCATGTCGCTATTGACTTTAACGTTGGTATCATGGCCTCTGTTATCTTTGCTATTCGGGGCAATCAAATTCACATCATTGATGAGATGCAGGGACACCCCGATACTGAAACCCTTGCGAGGGCGCTTAAGGATAAGTATAAAGATCATCGTATCATTTCTTATCCTGATCCCGCAGGGAGGGCACGAAAAACTTCAGCTGCTGTCGGTGTTACTGATTTCAGAATCCTAGAGACACATGGTATAGCTACCAGAGCACATAACAAGGCTCCGCCGATTGTAGACTCAGTAGCAGCTGTAAATAAAAAGTTTAAGAATGCCAATGGCGATATTGACATACTAGTTCACCCTAGATGTGTTAATACCGTTAAGTCTCTAGAGCGTACACAGTGGGTAGAGTCTAACCCAGATAGTGCTACGATTGATAAAAAGGAAGGTGTTGAACACTGGACAGATGCTTTACGCTATGCTGTAGAGTATTTATATCCAGTCAGAGCAGGAACCGCAGTCATTAAGCGTGGCTTTGGTTTCTAATTATAAGCAAAGAAAGGAAATTATAATGTCAAAACCATTAAAACCAATTTCTTCTTCTAGGGCAAGTTGGCGCAGTGATATAGCTTTGCTGTATAATGCAACAAGGGGCCTTACTTCGGGTAATATGACTAGAGCGGGTAGACAAGTTACATCTAGCCCATCACAGATGGCTTCTCTTAACAGAATTCAAAAAGGAGGCCTTAAAAGCTTTACAGCAGGAGTCATAGGAGCACCAGGTACTTACGCTGGTATTGCTGTTGGGACTGCTGAAAGAGTTGCTAATTCTGTAACAGGTGTTAGCGGCGGTCTTCGTACTCGAATTAAAACGGCAAGGTATCGTTTTAAAACTGGTACAAATGAAAGTACATCGCAACTTCGAAGACGTTTACGTAAAGAAAAAGCCAGAAAGACTAGAAAAGCACTGAAACGAGCAAACCGCTACGCAGCAGCTTCTAGAGTAGCTTCTAAAGTAACTGGCAGAACAGTATCTGTTGCAGCTATTGGTAGAAATACTAGTGCAGGTAACATTCGTCGTCGGTATAAATTTACCGCTGCCCGTCGAGCTGCATTAAAGAAAGCCCAAAGAGCATCAACAGCCGCTCGTAGACGCTCGTAATTAATCAATTAAAATAAAGAAGAGGAAATTATAATGGCTAAATCAAATACACAAAAACTGCGTGAAAGAATTGGCGCAAAAAGAACAAGAAAAACAGCTCGTGCCAATATGCGTAGAAAAGCGTATGGTGCTGCAAGCCGTGTAACTGGCGCATCAGTAGCTGCCATTGGCCGCAACACGAGTGCAGGTAATATCAAGCGTCGTGCAGCTTTTAAGATGACTGCTGCTCGTAAGGCTGCATTGAAAAAGGCACAACTTGCTTCTGCCAAGGCTCGTACTATGAGAGCTCGTGGCACACAGAAAGTCAAGAGCGTACTTGGCATCCGCAATACCCGTGGTGGTCGTGGCGGTATGTAATATCAGGATATCGCTATTGTTTTAGGCAGTAGCGGTAGCTTTAACAGTTTTAAGAATAGTGCTGATAACCATAACTAGCCCATCCGAGGATTGACAGGAGGATAATAATGGCAGTATACAGTTATAATCTAGAAAAGTCATCCCCTATCTTAAAACTTTCCTTAGAAAGAGTAGGTGCACAGGGTGCTAGTGGAAATCCTTGGAAGGGCGTTTGGGATAGCACTACTAATTATAGTAATAGAGATGTTGTTTTCTATGATGGCTCTGCTTACGTTGCTATAGCAGATAATACTAATAGCCTTCCCAGTAATCTAACTAATTGGGAGCTTATGGTTTCCAAAGGTGACACCGGAGAGCAAGGCCCACAAGGTATTCAAGGGCCACAAGGCGATACTGGACCTCAAGGCGAGCAGGGTATCCAAGGTGAAACAGGGCTTCAGGGCCCTCAAGGTATTCAAGGGGATACTGGTGCAACTGGTCCTCAAGGGGACACTGGCCCACAAGGTCCACAGGGCATTCAAGGTGAACAAGGTCCACAGGGCATCCAAGGTGATATTGGTCCACAAGGTCCACAGGGTGATACTGGGCCACAAGGCCCCCAAGGTATTCAGGGTGAGACTGGCCCACAAGGCCCTCAAGGTATTCAAGGCGAGACGGGGCCTGCTGGGGCTGACGGAGAAGCATCCCCTTTAAACCCGACTTTTACTTATTCAGATGGAAATATTAGTAGAATTGATTACTCAGGTGGGAAGTATAAAACTTTCTCTTATGACACAGACTCTAATATTTCTGAACTAGTCTACTACAAGGTAGATACAACTTTAACAAGAACGTTTAACTATGATGCTGAAGGCAATTTAACCAGCATAACTGATGTGGAGGTATAAGCATGGCAGCACCTAGTTATACAACAGAATTAACTAATCAAGAGATTTTTACTGACGGCGGTACTGGCACTTGGACGCTCATTTCGTCTGGGGGTGGTGGTCAGAACGCACTAACTGACCCTGAGACTGATGACTACATTCAAGGCTCTAGCGCAGTATCACGTAACCCCTTTTCTAATGCTGCTCGTGGTATGGTCTTTGCATCCACACAGACTATTGCATCAGGTGATGCGGTTTGGATCTGGACTAAAGCTGATGTGGCCCAGTCACTTGATACCCTTGTCCCTGCTGACGCTGATGGTGCAGGTGTACAGGTTGCTATCGGATCTGCGACCAATGCCATCGACTTCTACTACATGGATGGTAGTGACACATACCAGATCGGTGGCTGGAAGTGCTACGTAGTTGACCCTACGATTACAGCAGACATTACTGGTCGTGGAGCAGGTACTTCACAATTCGGTGTTCGCTGGAACGTTCCCGGTTCAGGTCCGTCGAAAGGTTTCCCTTTTAAGATTGACGCTATGCGTGTTGGTCGTAGCTTCACGATCACTGATGGTGACTTAGCAAATGGCTACGCTACGTTTGGTGGGCTAAGCGACACATCTAACACCCTAGCTAACCAGTGGGGCTGTTTCATCTACGCTAACGGTGTTTACACCATGCAAGGGTTGATGCAACTAGGAGATGGCACTTCACCAGTAGATTTTAGAGATAGCAACCGTGTTATCTTTATTGCTGATACAACAAAGGTAGGCTCTACTTTTAATGGTATTGAAGTTAACCAAGCTACTAGCAGAGTAGATTGGACAAACATTTCTATTAGTTCTCTTGGCACAACCTCTAAGGGTTACTTTTTAGCTAACGATGATGCTGATATTAACTTCGAATCTTGCACCTTTGTTGATATGGATACTTTTGGTTTCCTTTCTAATTCAACAGTTAATGAAACAGTTTTCCGCAGGTGTGGTCAGATAGACCAAAATCAAGCAGTTATTTCGAATTGTGTTATTAATGGAAGTACAGCTACATCAGCTGTTCTTTTAGATAACTCAGGAGTAGATCTCGGTCAAAACCTAAATAATACGGCCTTTACTTCTTCTGGTACAGGCCATGCTATTGAAATTACTAGCGGTACGGAAGCAACCCTTAGCAACATAACCTATTCAGGCTATGCCGGGACTCCCGGCTCTACCTCTGGTACTACTGGAAATGAAGCTGTTTATGTTAATATTAGTTCTGGTAGCTTTACGCTAACTGTGAGCGGCGGGGACACTCCTTCAGTAAGAACTGCTGGTGCTACTGTTACTATCGAAGCAGGGGCGGATATTACACTAACCGGGTTGCAATCTAACTCTGAAGTTCGCTTTTATAATGGCACAGACCCAGCTAGCGCAACAGAAGTAGGCGGAGTAGAAAATAGTGGAACTAGTTTTACTTTTAGTCACACTATTGCGGGTCAATCGGGGTTTTATGTCATCTTCGCCACAGGCTATCGAGACATTTATGTAGATTATACTTATAAGTCAACTAACGACACTATTGCCGTGAAGCAGGTTGTGGACCGAGTCTATGAAAACCCATAATAAAAAGGAATATATAAATGGCTTGGATTATAGCTAGCACTACAGATGGTCAACACATTGGTGAGAGAATAGAGTTTTTAGAAGTTGGTAATATTATGACTTTCCCGGATGGGGACGTGGTAGCTATCGATAAGCTGCTTTTCGATGAGGATAACACAACTGCAATAGTTGTTACTCCTAATTATCAAATAAATTTAATTAAGGAATAAAGATATGCCACTTATTTCAGATCCTACTTCCCTATCCAACGTTAACGGAACTGATATCAATATTAATGTCTCAGCAAAAACTATTGAGATTGTTACGACAGGTTCGGTTACTGACGAAGGGGCTACTGGTGGTGTCACTGGACAATGCTTGTACTCTTACCTGAAAGAGCGTTGGAAGGCTGACGCAACTTTTATTAAATACCCCTTCCCCATGGAAGCGATTACTCCTGAACAGTTTGAATTTATTAACGGCTGGGCACCTGCAAACGCTGCTACTCGTAAACTGATTCGTACAGCTGGTTGGGCAGAAAAAGATGCAAACGGCAACGTTATTAGCGAATACATTGGCGTTGTGTCGCTGGGTTCCATTGGTGCCACAGACCAACCCTACTATGAATTTGTTGATAACAGCGTCTCGCAGGGTGCTCAAAACTTCACCTATCAAGGTCCAGTTAACGAAGCTGTTCAAGTGTTTGGCGACACCACCTATGGTGCAGCTAGCGATTTTGATTATCGTGAAACAGCAGATGTGTTTAACATTTTCTGCCGGGAAGCTGGTAAAACTTATGCACAATCAAGCTCGACCGCTGTTGGTGCGTCTACGCTAACCTACATTACTTATCGTTTCCCGCTGTCTAATGGTACAGACCTGAACATTTCAGCGGCTGATGCTGATATTACACGTACAGCAACTGTCACTTCGGCAAGCTTTAGTGGTGGTACGGCGACTTACTCGGCAACGGGTCATGGATTCTCTATTGGAGACTCAGTGACTATTTCTGGTATGCTACCATCTGGTTATAATGTAACTGGGGATATTACAGATGTTCCAGACGCCAACTCCTTTGAATTGTCTATTTCGGATCCCGGCAGTGCTTCTACTCAGGGTGGTACAGTAGACTCAATTCATGCAGGTATTACTGTTGGTTACTGGACTACTAACCCGAAAAGCTACGATGTTAACCAAGACTCTACAAATGAAAGCTATAGTGTTGAAGTTACTGACGCTTCGGGTGTTGCAACTCTTCAGCAAATCTATGAAAAAGTTCAGTACTTGCTCCGTAGCACCAGCGATATCGATGTTGATGGTGAAATCACTAACCTAATTGGTCGTGTTCAGGTTCCGCTGCTTAACTTTGTTGGTAGCACTCTGGAAACAGGTACTTCGCAAGCAACCACTGGCGATGGTGTTTACATCGCTGGCCTCAATACTTCGCTCTATGCTAACGTTAAGTTTAAAGCAGACGATGGTACTTTCTACCTCTTCCCGAAAGTTGCATCTGGTACTATCCAATTTGGTACCTTCGCTGGTTCTGGCGACTTTGAATACTTTATGTTCATCTCGACAGACTATGGTACGGCAACTGCAGAGCTTGTTCAAGATAACCTTGGTTCAGATATTACTGGTACTTACTCTGGTTCTGACGTCTCCTTTGACTATGCCTTCTCGAAGAATACGCAAAAGAGCCGGACAGCAGACACACCAACTAACGTAAAACTGATTGGCATTGGCTTGAGTGGTGGTCAGTTCATTTCAGTTGATTATACTATTAACGAGGGTTCTGGTAACACCTTCTTGCTTGCACCTGCACAGGAACGTAACTACGATAACCCGTAATAATTAAGGAATAAAATATGTCCGGTGAACGAAATTTTACAAGAATCCCTCCAGACAGTACAGGTAAACGTGTACGTCTGAAGCATACCGCTCAGATTTCTTACACGGGTAAGACTCCCTCTGACTACAATTGGGTTATCGGGGAAAGGTACACCTTGGCGACTAGCGGGTGGACAGTGCATGTTCACGGGGTATATGAGAGTGGAACCTCTGGTATTCTGGAGGTCCACTACTCTAAGAGTGCACAATACGAAAACCTAAACCCGACAGTTGGCGAAGACATTCAAGACTCTGACGGAGTTGTTCGTGGTGTTGTTTCTACCTCTGTAGATGTTTGGATTAACTCCAATAATATTATTGGTTACGACAACCCTGAAAACGGTTTGGACATTGATAACTTCGGTGCAGCTAATGTACGCTTTGCCGAGGGCAACCCACAGCTAGATGCTTTTGGTAAACTTCGCACCTCTGGGGCTACTTTGCTTGGGGACTATGTGTTTAACACAGGTACACTCCCCAGTCAGTTTAGCAACACTATTTCCCAGACTGGTGCGTCGATTACTTGGAATGCTAACTACCGTGCTGCTGTTTTGACAGTAGATGGTAACTCAGCAGACGAAGTTATTACCCAAACGTCAAACACTTACCATACCTATTTTCCTGGCTCTTCCCATACCTTCATGGGAACCTTGGCTTTAGGTGACACAGGAGCTACAAACCTCATTCGTGCTTGGGGTATGTTTGAGGCCCGTAATGGTTTCTTGTTTAAGCAAGTTGATGGCAACCTTTATGCGACTGTTCGTAGTGATGTCACAGGATCTGTTGTAGACACAAATATTGCACAAGCAGACTGGAACATTGACCCGCTAGATGGCACTGGTCGTTCTCAGATGACCTTGGACGTGACCAAGGACAACCTCTATTGGATTGACGTTCAGTGGCTAGGTGCGGGTCGTACTCGCTTTGGTGTATTCTACAATGGGCAACGTATTGTCTGTCATGAATATTACCACGGCAACAACTATGTACCGCCTGTCACGGGTACTGGCTCACTACCTATCTGCTTTGTACAAAAAGCTAATGGTGTAGCTATCGGTTCTGCACATAGCATGAACGTCTACTGTGCTGCTGTCTACACTGAGTCGGAAATTGAACCTATCGACTATGGTATCCCTGGCCGTAACTCAGCACCTACTGTTACAATCCCATCTACAGCTACCACTGATGATGACTTTATTGCTACAGTTATGCGTCCCGCCGCTACCTATGCTGCGGGTGGTACTAACCGTGCTATTTACTTCCCCACAGAAATTGCAGTTTGCGCCCACGACTCCGTAACTGTTGAGGATGTGCATGTTAAGGTGGAACTATATGTTGAGCCTATCATCGGTAGCAACAGTGTAACACCTTATCAGTGGCAACGTACTGGACCTGCCTCTTCGGTTGAAGAGCTAGTAGATCCGACTGATGTTACTTTCTACGAGTTCAACCCCGGCCGTGGTGGTGAGATTTATGTCGGTTATGGCAAAGGCTCTTTTAACCTAGACCTTTCTGAAATCTACACTCAGATGTCAAACAGTGCTGTTAAGAACTACGCTGAGAATGGTGGTCAACATCGTTCAAGCATTACGGCGATTACTAAGGCAAGCCCTGCGGTAATTACGGTTGAGGATAACTCAACTCGTTCTGTTCCTACTGACAACCAGTATCATATCTTCCGTGAGGGTTATCCCCTAACTATTGTGGAAAACACCTCTGGTAGCATTACAGCTATGACTGGTATCGAAGGTCAAGTTGTTTATCCTAAGATTACTGGATCAAACACTGCTGAGTTGTACACTGATGCAGGATTCACCACCCCTTATGACACCTCAAGTGAAGTAGGGACATACGTAGCAGGTAGTGCTGACTTGTGGGGCAACTTTGGCTCTGAGTTCCTCTGGGCGATTGTGGTACACCGTATAGGTCCAGCCTCTGCTTATACTAACGCAACTGGCGTACACGTAGACGTTAAGTGGAAAGAGCTTAGAGGTTAATTATGAGCACTCTAGCCTTTAACTATGGTTATTGGGAGTTTTGGGCAGATTATGATCCTTCAAATGATTTTTATGGCAATCAAAAAGTTACTTTTGATGGTGCTAATAAAAGAATCATTATAAATGAAGGCGAGAGTGAAATCTCTGTAAAGAGAGATATTTACTCCGGTTGGAAAGAATGGATGCAGGTGAGAGATAATGCAAAATTTCTCCCTGCTATCCGCACTACAGGCGGCGACCCCGCAGGTGATGGACAATTTACGGCTGACGTTTACTTCTTAATTAATGACTGGCAAATCGTAGTCAACGATTTAGTAGAAGTTAATGGTATCTTGTATCATGATAACCCCTCTCTAAAACCCTTTATAATTAACCCCGGCGGCGGTGTAATCGCCACGGTATCAAACCTTGCTCAAACAGTAGAGACTTCTACAGGGGCGTTGACGCCAGAGCAGGACGCACAACTCGACAAAATACTAAAAGCAGTCAAGCAAGCAATTGCCTTGTCCGCATAATCTCCATCTGAGGATCGAGAAAGGGAACAACAATGGCTCGAATAACAAACCCTACGACTACTCAGCCTATGGGTAGAAGTCGTATTACTTCGCCATCCAAAGATACAATCGCTGATGATGGCACTGCTTTAATTTCTCTTGTAGACGGTGAACAAATACAAATTGAGATTACAGTTAGTTGGATGACTAATTTATCTAGCGCCACTATTACCGCTAAAGTAGTAGAAGGCGATAATGATGGGAACGGCACAGTTCCTAAAACAGCTAAGTCTGGCGGGCAGGTAACTAATTTAGATATTATTGATGCTGATAACACAGATAATATTTTTAAAATAGTGATTCCTGAAACACTTATTGATTCTTGGTCACAAGCCCCCACACCAGATAGCCCTGTTTATGGTTTTATTGGACTAGAGATTGATGATGGTGGTATTGGCACTGCAAAACAGGTGTGGAAACCATTGCGTGGATTAATAGAGGTACTTTATAGCCCTTCGGAGGCGTAAATGTCTACTAAATACGAATTAACTCTAAATCCAACAAAGTATAGTATAAACCTCGAAAGAGGAAGTCAAGTATTAAATGTAGTACCTGTTGAGTATGACGTTTCTGTTAAGACTATTGACTACAATTTATCTATGGATAAAAATGAGTTAAAGGTTAGTCTTAGTAGAACCGGATCTCAAGGCTCTAAAGGCGATTCTGTTACGAGTGCGTATATTAACGCATCCAGTGAACTAATAATTGTTGTTACAAATGGAGCAGGAATTGAAAACGAAATTAATGCGGGAAATGTATCCTCTTTAACTGATATTAATAGTCTTAGTAATGTAAATATTACTGGACTTCAAAATGATCAAGTACTCGTTTATAATTCTGCAAGTAGTTCTTGGGAAAATAGAGAACATACTTTTGCAACAACAAGTAGTTTAGGAGATGTTGATAACACTTCTAGAACAGATGGTTCTTTACTTGTATATAATGGTACTTCTTTTAAATATGAAGCGACAGCTACTATACAAAACGAAAACACTATAATTCAGGGAGGTAGCTTCTAATGGCAACCAAAATTCTCATTAAGAAGAGTTCTACGTCAGGTGGCGCTCCTCTTGCGGCAGACTTGGAACAGGGCGAATTCGCTGTAAACCTTGCTGACCGTAAAATTTATACAAAAGACAATAGTAATGCTATTGTTAGACTAGACGGCGCTTATGTAGGTGCAACCGCTCCCTCTAATGCGTCAGAAGGTGATTTGTGGTATGACACTGCAAATGATATTCTAAAAGCCTATAATGGAACAGCCTTTAATGCTTCGGGCTATTCAACTCTAGATTCTCTAGAAAACGTAACGATTACCTCTAATAGTAGTGGTGAAATTCTTAAGTGGAATGGTTCTGCTTGGGTTAACAATACTTTAGCAGAAGCAGGAATTCAACCTGCAGGCTCCTATGCAGCAGCCACACATACTCACGCCGCTTCAGATATTACTTCTGGAACTTTTAATGATGCAAGAGTTGCTGAAAGCAACGTTACTCAGCATCAGGCTGCTCTAAGTATTACCGAGTCACAGATTAGTGATTTTGGGGCTTACATTGGAGATGTTACTTCTGAACCTTTGGGGGATCTTTCTGATGTAACTATTACCAATATTGCTTCAGGTGAAATTCTTAAGTGGAGCGGCACTTCTTGGATTAACAATACTCTGTCAGAGGCAGGTATTGCTGCGGCATCACACAATCACGCAGCTAGTGCTATCACTAGCGGTACTTTTGCCGATGCAAGAATTGCTCAATCTAATGTTACTCAACACGAAGCAGCTTTAAGTATCACTGAATCACAAATTAGTGATCTCGGAAGTTATATTACGGATGTATCCGGAGATAACCTTTCTGCTCTTGCTGATGTTACAATTACTACTATTGGTTCTGGAGAACTCCTAAAGTGGAACGGTACAGCTTGGGTTAACAATACTCTTGCTGAAGCTGGAGTAGCTGCTGCGTCTCATACTCATGCAGCTAGTGCTATTACTAGTGGCACTTTCGCAGATGGCCGGATTGCACAGAGCAATGTAACACAACACCAAGCAGCACTTAGTATTACAGAATCACAGATTAGTGATCTTGGAAGCTATCTGACGGGAATTACTGGTGAGAATATTCAAGATCTTTCTAACGTTACAGTAACAAGCGTAGCATCTGGAGAGATTTTAAAGTGGAATGGCACAGCTTGGGTCAATAATACCTTAGCAGAAGCAGGCATTCAACCATCAGGTTCTTATTTAACTTCGGAAAGCGACACTCTTGCGAGTGTTACTGGTCGGGGTGCAACTACTAGTACTGCTGTTAGCATTACTAACAATACCGCCTCATCTTCAACCACTACAGGTGCTTTAAAGGTAACTGGTGGTGTTGGTGTTGGAGGAAACCTTAACGTTGGCGGTAATACAATTATTACTGGCAACTTAACGGTTAATGGTACAACTACTACAGTAAACTCTAATGAAGTGGCTATTGGCGACTCCATTATTGTTCTTAACTCAGATGAAACTGGAGCACCATCGCAGGATGGTGGTATCGAAATTGAACGAGGTACTTCGGCTAATGTTTCATTCCTCTGGGATGAATCAGCAGGTCAATGGTCATTGGGCGGAGAAACTCTCGGTGATGTCATCATTGATGGTGGCTCGTATTAATACCTGACGTTAAAGAAGAGGGGGAGCCTCCATAGGTTCCTCCTTCCTCACACATAGGAGAATCGCCCAATGGCAACTAAGATTATTCATAAGAAGTCTTCAACCGCAAGTAGCGTTCCTGCTGCTGGTTCGTTGGAGCCGGGAGAGATTGCAGTTAATCTCGCCGATAAGAAATTATATACAAAGACCACTGGTGGGACTGTTATTGAGCTTGCTGATGGTGAGAAGCTTGCTGGCATTGAAGCTGGCGCTACGGCTGACCAGACTAAGGCTGACATTGATGCTCTTGGTATTGACGCTGCTACTCTAGATGGTATCGATAGCTCTTCGTTCATTCGTAGCGATGCTGCTGATACTAAGACTTCCGGAGACTTAGCATTTAGCGATAACGTCAAGGCCACTTTTGGTGGTGCGTCTGATTTGCAGATTTATCATGATGGGTCGAATAGTTATATTTGGGACGCTGGAGATGGCGACTTAATTCTTCGTGGTTCTACTGGTATTAAACTTCAATCTAGTTCTGGCGTATTAGAATATCTTAGCACTAATTCCTCTACTGGTTCTGTTGAGCTAAAACTTAGTGGAGCCACTAAACTCGCCACCACCACCACAGGTGTAGACATCACTGGGACTTTGACCAGCGATGGTCTGACTGTGGATGGTACTGTCACGGGGAATATCGCTAGTTTCATCAACGATGGAGATTCGACAAACGCCAAAGGCATAAAAATCCAAGGCGGTACAGATAACAATTTTGGAGAAAACTATAAGATTGAGTTTTTTGACGGAGATGGGACGGCTTCTGGTCGAATTTCAACGAACACAGGCTCGATAAATATTGAAGCTGCGCCTGTTACTATTAATGATGGTGGTGGCGACTACGACTTCCGCGTCGAGAGCGCGACTAACACTCACGCGCTGTTTGTGGATGCTAGTACCAGTAACGTAGGTATTGGGGCAAGCAGCCCTGCAACAGCCCTTGATGTAGATGGCAGCATTACTGTATCTGGTACAGTAGACGGTCGAGACGTAGCTACAGATGGCACAAAGCTTGATGGTATTGAAGCTGGTGCAGACGTAACAGACGCAACTAATGTCACTACAGCCCTCGGCTCTATCAGTATTGAGGCTCTCTCTGATGTAAACACAATGGCCCCCACAGACGGCCAAGTGTTGGCGTGGGATAACGCTAATTCGCGCTGGGATGCCGCAGATGCTGCTGGTGGTGGTGGTACTCTGGACAGCTTGTCTGATACTACTATCACGTCTAACTCTGCAGGTGAAATCCTAAAGTGGAACGGTAGTGCGTGGATTAACAACACCTTAGCGGAAGCGGGTATCCAACCTGCTGGTTCCTACCTAACAGGCAACCAAACTATCACTCTTAGTGGTGATGTTACAGGCACTGGTACAACTTCAATCGCTGTATCCCTCGCCGCTGACTCTGTAGGCTCTTCCGAGATTGCAGCTAATGCTGTAGGCGCTTCTGAGCTAAACGTAGTTGGTAACGGTACTGCAGGGCAGTTACTATCGTCTGATGGTGATGGCTCATTTAGTTGGGTTGCTGCTGGTGGAGACGCTGACACTCTGGATGGTATCAACAGTACCCAGTTCCTTCGCAGCGATACCGCTGACACGAAGACCTCTGGAGACTTAAAGTTCAGCGATAACGTCAAGGCCACTTTTGGTGCGGCAAACGACCTTGGGATTTACCATGATGGGTCGAATAGTTATATTGCGGATACAGGTACAGGGAACCTCAAGTTACTTGCTGGTAATCTCCGTATAAAGAACTCTGCTGACAATGAGAACATGATTACAGCTGACCAAAATGGTGCTGTAAATCTTTACTACAACAACTCCACCAAACTCGCCACCACCACCACAGGTGTAGACATCACTGGCAACATCGTTGTCTCTGGTAATGTTGATGGCCGTAATGTAGCCACAGATGGCACAAAGTTGGACGGCATTGAAGCTGGTGCTGAAGTCAATCCGACCGCAAGCGAGTTGTTGACATCTATTAAAACTGTGGACGGTACTGGCTCTGGCCTAGATGCCGACACACTGGACGGACAACACGCTTCTGCTTTTCTGACAAGCGTTGCTTCAAACTCTATTGGCGCAACCGAACTTAACGTTACTGGTAACGGCACTGCAGGTCAGGCTCTGACTTCTGACGGTGATGGCTCGTTCAGCTGGGCTGACGCTGGTGGTGCAGACACGGTATTACATTATTCTCTATCCATATCGTCTTCTCAAACAGTAACCATCCCCGCAAATACAAAAGCCCTAGTTATTGCTGTTGGCGGTGGCGGTGGTGGCGGTGCGGGAGCTATCGACGATGATAGTTCCAGCGCAACTACTGCATCAGGTGGTGGTTCCGGTGGTTGGGTGGCTAAATTGCTAGAACCGACCTCCGACCTTGACTTAACCATTACTGTAGGTGCTGGGGGTCTCGGTCGTAGCGTATCAGATGCGTCTGAAT